GGGCTTATCTCTCAACCATTATGGATCGTTATACTAAAAAAGTCATTGCTTGGGATTTGGGCAAGCGAATGACTGTAGAATTGGTGCAAAGAACTTTAAATCAGGCCATTAAATCACAAGACTATCCAGAAGCTGTTATTCTTCATTCTGACCAAGGAAGCCAGTATACGAGTCTAGAGTATGAAGAGTTGCTTAAGTATTATGGGATGACTCACTCTTTCAGTCGAAGGGGATACCCTTATCATAATGCCAGTCTTGAATCTTGGCATGGACATTTAAAAAGAGAGTGGGTGTATCAATTTAAATATAAGAACTTTGAAGAAGCCTATCAGAGTATTTTCTGGTACATCGAAGCCTTTTATAATTCAAAACGAATCCATCAAAGTTTAGGGTATCTTACACCTAATCAATTTGAAAAGGTAAGTGCTTAAAATAAATAGATTAAAATTCTACGTTTGTTACTCTAAAAACTTGACTTAACGTCAATACCACAAAAGGAGAATTTGATTAATGGCAGATAAGTTAGATAGAATTATTGGAGATTACGTTAATGGCAGACTTGAAGCCAGAATAAAATCAATTGAAAGCAGATATCTTTATAAACAAAAAGTAGATAACTTAGGCATTCGTACAGCTTATTCTGGCGGTTCGGAGCCTGAAAGTCATGTTTTAAATAAAGAAGCACTTGAAAATGATGAGGAATTAATCAGATTAAGAGAATTGATAAGACAAATCGACATCTGGTATCTACCTTTGATTCAAGTTGAAAAGGAGGTAATAAGACTAAAATGTGAAGGATATAATGGCAGATACTGGTATCAAGTAATGCAAGAATTGGATGTTCAAGGATTTGAAGTTCCACAGAAGAAAGCTAAAGCTGCTTATTATAAATTTAGGAATGACATCTATTCTTTTGTTATTCACTTAATTTGAGAGGGGACAAAATAGGAAAAAAAAGAATCTAAATTGCCTAAAAATGGTACATCAACCCTTATTTTTGCTGATATACTTGTATTATGAAGTAAAAGGCAAAAGCACAAAATATCATAAGTATCGGTTTGAATTTGCTTCATAAGCTTGTTAGGGTTCGACTCCCTGACTTGCTATGTCCAACATTATTTGGGGCTGATAATACTAGTACAGTTTCCAAATAATATTAATAAGTCAGTGCGGTTGGAGCTGACAGCAAGGAATAGAAACGACTTCGCTAATAGAAGTTATAGAGTTCGCGACTCTATCTTGCTATTATATTTTATTACAGGTTGTCCAATGGGCAGCCTTTTATTGTTGGAAAGGAGATTAAATGCCAGTATTAGAAAATGCAAGACATGAAAAATTTGTTCAATGCCTAATTTCTGGCATGAGCCAACGAAAAGCATACAGAGAAGCATTTAAGCAATCATCAAAGTGGAAAGATTCAACTGTAGATGTAAAAGCAAGCGAACTTTTTGGTAAGGTTTTGGTAAGGTATAAGGAACTCCAAGAAGAAGCTCAAGATGCTGCTATAATGACTCGTAAAGAGCGAATGGTCACTCTATCAGAGATAGCTAAAAATGCCGAAAAAGAAGCTGACATGATTAAGGCAATTGACACTCTTAATAAAATGGATGGTGATTATACAAGCAAAGTTGAATTATCTGGTTCAGTCAAAACCAATCCTTTTGTAGACTTATCGACAGAAGAACTTAGAAAGTTGGCGAGTCGTGATGGATAAAATAGCGCTAGGGGCAAAAATTGAGCTGTCTAAGCGCTTTTTCTTTGATTACTGTAATCTCATCATGCCAAGCTTTTATAAACCAGACAGAGCTTATTTAGTGACGATGTGTGAAGAATTTCAGTCATTTCTAAATGATGATGAATACGATGTTTTAGTTTTGAATCTTCCGCCACGTCATGGGAAATCTCTCACGCTTGGTAAATTTGTAGAGTGGGTGCTTGGTAATGACCACACGAAGAAAATCATGACTGGTTCATATAACGAAACTTTATCTACTGTCTTTTCTAAAAATGTTCGTAATACGCTTCAAGAAGAAAAAGCAGATGAGAACAAAATCGTTTACTCTGATATTTTCGATGCTGCAATTAAGTATGGAGATGCTGCGAAAAACCTTTGGAGTTTGTCGGACGGCTATAATAACTATCTGGCAACCTCTCCAACAGGGACTGCAACAGGTTTTGGTGCTGACATTATTATCATTGATGATGTTATCAAGAATGCTGAGGAAGCTAACAACGCGACAGTATTAGAAAAACATTGGGACTGGTTTGTTAATACCATGCTTTCACGTTTGGAGTCAGGCGGTAAAATCATAATCAATATGACTCGTTGGCATAGTGAAGATTTAGCCGGACGAGCTTTGCGTGAACTGCCTAAGAATGGCTATCGAGTAAAGCATATTAATTTTAAAGCTTTCAATGAACAGACAAATGAAATGCTTTGTGATGACGTTCTGACTCTTGAAGATTATAAGCGCAAAGTAAAAACAATGGGTGCTGATATTGCCAGCGCCAACTACCAACAAGAGCCGATTGATGTCAAAGGTCGATTATATAGTGAGTTCCAAACCTACAATGCTCGTTCAGAGTACAAAAAGATTTGGAACTATTGCGATACTGCAGACACTGGGAAAGACTATCTCTGTTCGATTGTGTGGGGTGAAACCACAGACGGCTTTGCAGATGTGCTAGACATTATTTACACTCAAAAGCCGATGGAATACACAGAAAATGCAGTGGCCAATCAGCTAATTAATAACAGAGTAAATGCATCAAGAATCGAGCGTAACAATGGCGGTCGGTCTTTTGCTCGTTCTGTCAGGGATAAGATTCAAGGGAAAGTTGCTTGTGCTGTAGAAGATTTCTTCCAAGGAAATAATAAAGAAGCTCGGATTTATTCCAATAGTTATTGGATAGAGCAGCACGTTCGATTTCCCAATGACTGGAGAACTCGTTTCCCTGAATACTATCAAGCAATGACAACTTATCAGCGTGAAGGTAAAAATAAACACGATGATGCGCCCGATGCAACAACGGGAATTGCTGAGACAATGACAACTCGTAAAGCAAAACTAAAATCTTTCAAAGGAGGATTCTAATTGAAATACAAACCACCTAAATTAATGACATTTTCAAAAGATGAACCAATCACAGTTGAAGTGGTTACCAAGTTCATGGAAAAACATAAATTAGAAGTTGCTCGGTATGAGTACTTAAAAAATATGTATCTTGGAATTATGGCTATTGATGATGAACCGGCAAAAGACTCTTGGAAGCCTGACAATCGTTTAGCTGTTAATTTCACTAAATATATCGTTGATACTTTCACAGGTTACTTTAATGGGATTCCAGTTAAAAAGTCACATTCAGATAAAGAAATACTTACTAAATTACAAGAATTTGATAATTTGAATGATATGGAAGATGAAGAATCAGAACTTGCAAAAATGGCATGTATTTATGGTCGAGCTTTTGAGTTTTTGTATCAAGACGAGGACACTCAAACGAATGTTGTTTATAATAGTCCAGAAAATATGTTTATGGTCTATGACGATACAGTCAAACAAGAGCCTTTATTTGCCGTGAGATATGGTGTTGACGAGGACAAAAAACTTCAAGGAGAAGTTTATACTCTACTTGAAACTATTAAAATCAGCGGAGAAAATGACGAAATTAGCTTTGGAGAAGGGACTTACAACCCATATCCAGATTTACCAGTTGTAGAGTTCTATTTCAACGAAGAACGAATGAGTATCTTTGAATCTGTTATTTCATTAGTCAACGCTTTTAACAAAGCAATTAGTGAAAAAGCAAATGACGTTGATTATTTTAGTGATCAGTACTTGACATTCTTAGGTGCTGCAGTTGAAGAAGAAGATTTGAAAAACATTCGTAGTAACCGTGTCATTAATTACTATGCCGATGGTGAAGGCAAAAATGTGGATGTCAAATTCTTAGAAAAGCCTGATAGTGATTCTCAAACAGAAAATCTATTGGACCGACTGACTAAATTAATCTTCCAAACTACAATGGTTGCGAATATCTCTGATGAATCTTTCGGGTCATCAAGTGGTGTCTCGTTAGCTTACAAGCTTCAAGCAATGAGTAACTTAGCTTTGTCATTTCAACGTAAGTTCCAATCTTCTTTGAATAGTCGATACAAACTATTTTGTGAGTTAAGTACGAATGTTTCAAACAAGGATGCTTGGAAAGATATTGAGTACACCTTTACTCGTAATGAGCCTAAAGATATTAAAGAGCAAGCCGAGACTGCTAATATTCTTATGGGAATTACAAGCCAAGAAACAGCTTTGAGTGTCATCTCTGTTATTCCAGATGTCCAAGCTGAAATGGAAAAAATCAAAAAAGAAGAAGCTTCTACAGCTATCTTTGACCAGGACAAGCAACCTAGTGAAAAGGGAACAGATACAGTAGTTTCTGAAACAAATGAGGAGTAACCTATGAAAACTCCTGATTACTGGAAAAAACGTGAGAAAGCTTGGCAAGAGCAACAAATCAAAGATGACACCAAACGCATGAAACAAATCATGGATAAGCTATTTGAAGCTCAAGAGGCTATTCAAAAAGAAATCAATGCCAACTGGCAGAACGTTGCGAATGGTCAAGGAATTTCTATCAGTGAAGCCATGAAACGTGCGGATAAAATGGATGTCAAAGCATTTGCCAATAAAGCTAAGAAATACGTAGAAGAAAAAGACTTTTCGCACCAAGCAAATCAAGTGTTGAAACTTTATAACTTGACCATGAGAGTGAATCGTTTAGAACTTCTGAAAGCAAACATTGGTTTAGAATTGATTGCTGTATTTGACGATTTGGACAAATATTTCTCAAAGAATTTGACTGGTGCAGCTCTCGCAGAATTTGAAAGACAAGCCGGCATACTTGGCCTAAGTGTTCCCAAGAACGGTTATAACAGTTTAGTTGAATCAGTTCTTAATGGAAGTTATAAAGTCGAAGGATTTGCCAGTTTCTCTGACAAGCTTTGGCAGTATCAATTTGAATTGAAAGCTGATATTGAAAAACTTCTCATTCGTTCAGTAACTGGTGGAATCAATCCGAAAGCACTAGCCCCACAACTTAAAAGGCTGATGACAGAAAAAGGAAAGCTCAATGCCACTTACAATGCTCAACGATTGCTAGTTTCAGAAACAACGAGAATTCAAACAGCTATTCAAGAAGAAAGCTATAAAAAAGCTGATATTGAAAGTTATGAATATATTGCTGAACCGTCAGCTTGTCCTATCTGTGGGGCATTGAATGGTAAAATATTCAAGCTTAAAGATATGTCGCCTGGTATTAATGCACCAAACATGCATCCGTTCTGTAGATGCAGCACAGCACCGCATGTTGATGATAAAGGTTTCTGGGATGATTTACTTGATAGGAAAGTAATCAGTCAAGACGAATACAAGCAAGCTTTTGATGACAGGACAGAAGCTGACAAAGCGATTGAAGAATTGCGCAATAAAAGAAAAGGATAAAATTATACTTATGGTAAAATAATATTAACGAAAGCGAGGTTATAGATGGCTAAAGATGATTTCTTTTATATCTCTTATAAAATTTTGGCTTACCTTTATCATGCAATGAAAAAAGGAGAAAAAATTGATCCAGGAGTTTTTGATCCACAGAATTACAGAGTGAGCTATCCCTATCTGAATGATATTCTTGAGGAACTAAAAGAAAATGGCTATATTAAAGGTGTATCTTTTATTGAAACCAAAGACGGTAAGTTAATTACTGGGTTATCTGATATAAAAATTACTATTAAGGGTATTGAATATCTGGATGACAATAGCATGATGAAAAAAGCCTACAAAACACTCAAAGAGTTAAAAGACTGGATACCAGGAACTTAAAACAACTAAGCGTTTGTCACTGACAGGCGCTTTTCTTGTCCGTTTCCGAACGTTGTGGACACTAAATAAAACACGAGAAAATCAGACTCCCAAGTCTTTAAATGCGAGTAGGAGGAACCAGAAATGGAACAAACAGAACTTTTACCCCTTAATTTGCAACTGTTCGCAGAAGAAGCAGCCGATGAGACGTCTGAAGTTGGTTCAGAAACTGAAACAGAAACAAACGTAGAAGATCAACAAGAACAATCAACTGACAATGACAAAATTGTCGAAAAGCTTCAAAAACGAATTGGTAAAGAGCAGGCTGAAAAAAATGAAACAAAAACACAGCTTGACCAAGCGCTGGCTCGTATTGAAGAACTTGAAAAAGGTGGCAAAAAGTCAGTTAAAGAAAAATCTGACGAAGAAAAAGCTGCCGAACTTCAAAAAGCTAAAGACGATGAAATCGCAAGCCTTAAAGCACAAATCAAAATTTCAAACATTACCAGTCAAGCTGACGAAGTATTGAAAGAAAGTGGAATTGCTTTAAGTGCTGCTGAATTAGGATTGTTAGTTGATGTTGATGAAGAAAAAACTTACAGTAATGTAAAAACTTTCCTCAATTTACTTGATAATCAACGCTCACAGTGGGAAAAAGCACGAAACACAGGGACAACGCCTAAACGTGTTCCGGGTAATGTAATATCAGTCGATAAAGAAAAATTTGATTCGATGACTTATGCTGAAAAAGCTGAATTAGCAAAATCAAATCCAGATGAATTTAAAAAATTAACAGGAGGCTATTAAAATGTCAAAACAAAAAACAACACTTACAGACTTAGTAAACCCAGAGGTGCTTGCACCAATTGTTTCATACGAATTGAATAAAGCACTTCGATTTGCACCCCTTGCACAAGTTGACACAACACTTCAAGGACAACCAGGTAATACTTTGAAATTCCCAGCTTTTACTTATATTGGCGATGCTGCTGATGTTGCAGAAGGCGGAGAAATTTCGTTAGATAAAATCGGAACTACTACTAAGTCAGTAACAATTAAAAAAGCTGCAAAAGGTACAGAAATCACGGATGAAGCCTTATTATCTGGTTATGGTGATCCAATTGGAGAATCTAATAAACAACTTGGGCTATCTCTTGCAAATAAAGTCGATGACGACTTATTGAAAGCAGCTAAGACTACCTCTCAAACTGTTTCTACTAAAGCAAACGTTGACGGGGTTCAAGCTGCATTGGATATCTTTAATGATGAGGATGCACAAGCCTATGTTCTTATCGTCAATCCTAAAGATGCGGCAAAAATTCGTAAAGATGCAAACGCAAAAAATATTGGTTCAGAAGTAGGAGCAAATGCTCTTATCAACGGAACTTACGCTGATGTTTTAGGCGCTCAAATTGTACGATCTAAAAAACTAGCTGAGAATTCAGCTCTATTGTTCAAGATTGTTTCAAATAGCCCAGCTTTGAAATTAGTTTTAAAACGTGGAGTTCAGGTAGAAACTGACCGTGATATTGTTACTAAAACAACTGTAATTACTGCAGATGAACATTACGCAGCGTATCTCTATGATTTAACAAAAGTTGTTAATATCACATTTACGGGTGTATAATGGGGCGGCTACTAAGTCGCCACTTGCATAAATATGAAAACATAAATGCGACCAAGCAAGTGAAAAATGATGAACTAACGACGCTTACCGTTAATCAGCTAAAAGAGCTTCTTGAAACTAAAGGGATAGAATATACAAAAAACGATAAGAAAGAAGATTTGATTTCAAAATTAGGAGTTGCTTATGGCTATCACTTATGAAATAAAAAAGCTTTTAGGCGGTTCATCGGATGAGCGCTTGGAAATAATCGAAAAACGCACTCGTGAACGTTTATTGCTTATTCTTGGTTCTGACCTTAAAGAAGTACCGCCAGAACTAGAATATGTTGTTTTGGATGTTTCCTTGAAGCGTTTTAATCGTATCGGTCAAGAAGGCATGCAGTCCTACTCACAAGAAGGATTAAGCATGACATTTTCAGAATCTGATTTTGACGAGTATGCCGATGAAATTGAATCATGGCGAAAATCAAGAGAAACTGAGGGCGATAAGAAGATAGGGAGGTTCAGATTGTATTGAGATATTTAGATGAAGTTACTTTTATCAAAGGATCGCCTGACTCCCATTATGACCCCGATTTAGGCGAATGGGTTGAAAAAGAACCAACTCGAGCAGTATTTAGTGCAAATATCACTGATATTGGAACTGACAGAAGTGTAGAAGTTTTTGGAGATATTAAACAAGGGGCAAAAGTCATGCGAATGATGCCCCTTTTTACTATGCCAGAATATGATTACATTGAGTTTGATAATAAAAAGTGGGTTTTAATGACTTACCGCAATCCAAGCAAGAGAAACACTTTTATTTTGCAGGAGGTCAATCAATGAAAATAACTGGAATTGATGCCTTGCAAAAGAAATTGAGAAAAAATGCCACGCTTGATGATGTCAAATATGTTGTAAAAAGCAATACTGTAAGCATGAACAAGAATATGCAAAAGCTTGCTCCCGTTGATACTGGGAATATGAGACGATCAATTACTAGTGAACTCACAGATGGGGGTCTTTCAGGAACGACTGGACCTCATACTGATTATGCTGGATATGTAGAGTATGGGACGCGATTTCAAGCTGCACAACCATTTGTAAAACCTGCGTTTAACATTCAGAAAAAGGTATTCACAAATGATTTAGAAAGGTTGACAAAATGATTAAAACTCGAGACCAATCTATTTTTGACGAATTGTTCAAACGAGTCCAATCATTGGGTTATACCGTTTATGATTATAAGCCAATGAATGAAGTGGGCTATCCATTTGTTGAATTGGAGAATACTCAAACTATTCATGAACCAAATAAAACGGATATTAAAGGCACAGTAAGTCTTTCATTATCTGTTTGGAGCTTACAGAAGAAGCGCAAGGAAGCGGCTGACATGGCAAGCAATATATTTAATCAAGCATTGAATATAAGTGCCACAGACGGCTATTCTTGGGCTTTGAATTCACAAGCAAGTACCATTCAAATGCTGGATGATACAACAACACATACACCTCTTAAAAGAGCGTTGATTAACTTAGAATTTAGACTAAGATAGGAGATTTAATATGGCAGAATTAACAGCTAAACAGGGTAAAGATATTATCTTGCTCTATCGTGTGCTTAGTAAAGCATCAAAAGAAGCCGCTTGGAAACTTGCATTCCAAACAGAACACTCGAATGAAAAAACTCGAGATTACAACACTACAGCAACTAAAGATGGACCAATTGGTGCTCTTGCAGAAGTTGAATATAGTTTGTCTGCCAAATCTATTGCAGCAAATGGTGACCCACATCTTGACGAAATGGACAAAGCGTTTGATGATGCAGAAATTATTGAAGTGTGGGAAATTGATAAAGCTGAAAAAGCAACTCTCGGATTAGACAACGGCAAGTACAAAGCGAAATATCTTCGTGCTTATCTTACAAGTTTCTCTTATGAACCTAACTCAGAAGATGCGCTTGAATTGAGTTTAGAATTTGGAGTGTTCGGTAAACCTCAAAAGGGCTATGCCACACTAACTACTGAACAAGCTAATGTTGTTCAGTATGTCTTCAAAGATACTGTTACGGGATAAAGCTGAAAATATTACTGGCTCTGCCTGGAGTACAGTTGTAGAAGTGACAATTTAAATACTATAAACAAAAGGCTAGAGATTCGCTCTAGTCTTTATTTTTTAAGGAGAAATCAAAATGGAATTAACAATTAATGACAAACAGTATGTTTTTATCTTTGGTTACCGATTCATTAAGGAATTGAATAAAAAAAATGAAGTCACAGAGCGTGGGATGACTTTAAAAGCCGGCTTAGATAATGCTTTGATGAACTTCTTTAGCGGAGATATCGAAACACTTGTTGAAATGCTAAAAACTGCGAATGCAACAGAAAATCCTCGTGTCTCTGAAAAAGGGATAGTTGAATGGATTGAAGAAAATGGTATTGATGCGCTTTTTGATTTAGTACTCGAAGAGTTAAAAAAGTCGGAATTTACCAAGAAAAAAACGTTGAACTTCGAGAAAGAAGTCAGCAAAAATCTACAGTAACAGATTTTGACACACTTTATGAACAAGTTCAGTTAAATTGTTTGCGTTATCTCCGAATTGCTAATCTAAGAGATATAGAGCGCATGACCATTTCGGAGTATGAATTAAGGCTGAAAGCTTATAGGCTAAAAAGACTTGATGAGCAAGAATTTATTTACCAACAAGCATGGGCAAATTGGCAAGTTCAATCAACTAAGCAACAAGGTAAGAAGCAAGTTCCAGTTTATTCGACCTTCAAGAAGTTTTTTGATAAAGAAAAATTTGAAAATGATATTTTAGGAATCGAAACTTCGGACAGTGCTTTTAAAAAGGACAACAAACTAATTAACCTCATGAAAAAAGCAAATAAGTAAGAAAGGAGGAAAAACATGGAATCTTATAGTGTAGAAGCGGTTCTGAGTGCTGTTGATAAAAATTTCACCTCAACCATGAATAAAGCAGATAGTTCAATGGGAGGATTAGATAAAAGATCACAAAATACAAATACTTCTATCCTAGAAATTGCTAAGGGTGTGGGGGTTTTTAAACTTGTTGATTCTGCGGTAGGTTTGGTTAGAAATTCATTAGATGGTGCAATAGATCGATTTGATACTTTGAATAAGTATCCTGTTGTAATGCAGGCGCTTGGTTATTCTGCTTCTGATGTAGATAAATCAATGGCAAAACTGAATAAAGGAATTGATGGATTGCCTACCTCTCTTGATGAAATTGTATCCAGTACTCAACAACTCGCTATATCTACAGGAAGCTTAACAAAAGGAACTGATACAGCTATTGCGTTAAACAATGCTTTTCTAGCTTCTGGTGCTTCAACTGCAGATGCAAGCCGAGGAATGCAACAATATGTTCAAATGTTATCTAAGGGAACTGTTGATATGCAATCGTGGCGGACACTTCAAGAAACAATGCCCATTGCAATGGATAAAGTTGCTAAGTCTTTTAAAGACCAAGGTGTAAATTCGGTTAGTGATCTATATGATGCTTTACAAAGTGGGAAAATTACATTCGATGACTTTAATAGTCGATTGATTAAATTGAATGGCGGTGTTGGAGGATTTGCGGAACTTGCTAAGAAAAATTCAGCAGGGATAAAAACCTCGTTCAAAAATGTAAAAACAGCAGTAGTGAAAGGTTTGGAGCATGTTTTATCTGCAATTGATAACGGAATGAAGAGCGCTGGTCTTGGTTCAATCGCTCAGAATTTTGACAAGTTAAAAACTGTAGTTAATCAAGTTTTTAGTGCAATTACAAAAGCTATTCCTCCAGTTATTAGTGTAATTGCAAGAATAATCGATACATTTAAAACTTTGTTTGAGTTCGTTAATCAAAATAAAGACTGGATTGGCCCATTAGTAGCTGGAATAACAGCTGGAGTAGCAGCATATAAACTATGGAAAAGCGCAATTACAGCTTGGAACACTGTCACTAAGATAGCTACTGCAGTTCAAGTGGCTGTCAAGGGCCATCTAAAAATGTTGGTTTTGGGTCATTGAAAATGTAGGAAATGGGCCACCCAAATTGTTGGTTTTGGGCCCATCACTTTATTTACTTTTTGGGGTTTTGGTTTTCTTCTCACTATAGTCTTTCATTCTATAAGATTTTCCAGTAATAGAAATGACTTTAGAATGATGAACCAAGCGGTCCAATAAAGCATTCGTTAATTTCTTATCTTGAAGAAACTCAGACCATTGAGAAAGTGGGATATTCGTAGTAATCAACGTGGATTTCTTTTCATATCTCATATTAATCAGTTGAAAGAGAAGACTCGCTCCATCTCTTGAAAAGGGCAGATAACCCACTTCATCAATAACAAGTACATCATAATTGGCATACTGTTTTAATACTCGCTCTAAAGTTCCTTTTTGATTGGCTCTTAATAAACGGTCCACTAATTCAGTACTCATACAAAAGTAAGAGCTATAACCTTTCTCTAGGGCTTCTAAAGTGATA